TATCCATTATCACTTCCGGCTGTAAAAGATATTAAAACTATTAATTTTCGTTCTGTTAATACCGTTGGTATATCAACGAGTCCTTTTACTTATGCTCAACAGGTGTATCAATACACAGGTCAAAAGTGGGAGGCAGAAGTTACTTTACCTTCAATGAAGCGTGCAAATGCTGAGGAATGGATTAGTTTTTTAGTTAAATTAAAAGGGAAATACGGAACTTTCCTAATGGGTGATCCTAATGGAGAAACACCTAGAGGAAGTGCAAGTTCTACTCCTGGAACGCCAGTAGTAAATGGTGCAAGTCAAACTGGGTCAAGTTTAGCGATTGATGGTTTACCTGCTTCTGCAACTGGATATTTAAAAGTGGGAGACTATATTTCTTTAGGTAGTGGAACTTCAACTCGATTATATAAAGTTTTAGATGATGCAGATAGTAATAGTTCAGGAGAAGTAACTCTTGAAATATTTCCTGATTTAAGAGTTTCACCTGCTGATGGTGATGCGGTAACTGTATCCTCTGCTAAAGGAACTTGGCGTTTAAATTCAAACGAAACACAATGGAGTATAGATGTCATTGCTGTCTATGGTTTAACTTTTGCTTGTGAGGAAGCATTATGAGTAGGGGTGTAACAGCAGCTTTAAATACGCAGTTAACAAGTTCATCTTTACAACCTTTTTTAGCGGTTAGAATGGCGTTTCAAACTGGTGATTTACGTTTATGGACTGGATATAATGATATAACGATTGATGGAGATACTTATACCGGTTCGGGAACACTTATGTCTATTTCTCCTGCGGAAGAAACAGCAGCAGTAGAAGCTAAAGGTGCGAGTATTATGTTAAGTGGTATCCCAACTGATGTTGTGAGTCTTGCATTAAGTCAAAATTATCAAAATAGACGGTGTATTATTTATTTTGGATGTTTATCCAGTGGAGTAGTAGTTGCAGATCCATATCCGATATTTACTGGTTCAATGGATGTTATGACGATTGATGAAGGATCGGAAACTGTAAGTATAGGTCTATCTGTTGAAAGTCGTTTAATTGATTTAGAACGTGCAAGAAACAGACGTTATACATCCGAAGATCAAAAACAAATATACCCGAATGATTTAGGTTTAGATTTTGTTGTGGATTTACAGGATATGCCTATTGCTTGGGGTCGAAGTACGTCAAGTGATGCCTAATGAACTGGACAGAGTTTGAATGTATTATAGATGAGTCTCGCACTAGAGATTTTCAATGGGGTAATCATGATTGTATGCAGTTTGTTAACCGCATATATAAAACATTAAAAGGGCAAGTTCTTTGTCCTGAAGCTGAGAAAAGATATTCAACTGCTTTTGGTGCAAGAAAAGCATTATTAGAAGAAGTAAATGGTGATTACAAGTTGCTGATAGATAGGTATTTGGAACGTGTAGATCCTAAATTAGCAAAAAAAGGTGATGTGGTTATGTTTGATACTAGAGGAGATGGAGACGCTGTTGGGATTTGTTTAGGAAGCCAGTTTTGTTGTGTTACTTCTGTCGGATTATCTTATTTACCAATGAGTTTAGCTCTATTGGCATGGAAGGTTTTATAAGATGCCACAATTAATTCCAGTGGTTATTGCTACCGCAGCATCTACAATAGGTTTTTATTTCGCGGGTACAACAATCACGACTGCTTTTGTAATAAAAACTTTTGCAATAAATGCTGTGATGTCAGCAGCTTCAAAAGCATTAGCTCCAAAACCAAAAAAACTTGATACTCCAAGTTTTACGCAACGAGCAAGTGGTCGTATTTTAAATATACGTCAACCAATTATGTCAAGACAATTAGTCTATGGTGAAGTAAAAACAGGTGGTTCCGTTGTTTTTATGGAAGCAACTGATGACAACCAATATATGCACATCATCTATGCAGTTGCAGGCCATGAAGTTAATGCTATTGGTGATGTATATTTTGATGATCAAGTTGTTCCTATTGATGGATCAAACGAAGCTACAGGTACATTTGCAGGATATGCAAGAATAAAGAAACATTTAGGTTCAACAACACAAATTGCTGATGATGACTTGGTGGCAGAGAGTGATGGTAAATGGACTTCAGCTCATCGGTTGAGAGGAATAGCTTATTTATATGTTCGTTTAAATTTTAATAATGATCTGTATCCTAATGGAATACCTAATATATCTTGTATTGTTGAAGGTAAAAAGATTTATGATCCAAGAACTTCAACTACAGCGTATTCTACAAATTCAGCTTTAATAATAAATGATTATTTAAAAGATACTTTTTTTGGATTGGGTTGTAGTGATCTTGAAGTAAACGACACACTAATTCAAAGTTGTGCTAACTCTTGCGATGAAGATGTAACATTAGCAGCAGGTGGTACAGAAGATAGATATACAGCTTCGGGAATAATAGATAGTGATCTAACACCAAAAAATATTATTGAGGAATTAATATCAAGTTGTGGTGGAACATTATCCTATTCAGGTGGAAAATTTAATCTTAAAGTTGCTGTTTACAGTACGCCTTCTGTAACTCTCACCGAGGAAGATATAGCAGGTGGGATACAAGTAAACACTAAAACTTCTCGTAGAGATCAATTTAATGCAGTCAAGGGTGTGTTTACCGGTGAAGAAACAAATTGGATTCCTACTGATTATCCAATGATTCAAAGTACAACATTTAAAGAAGAAGATAATAATGAAGAAATATTTGTTGATATGCCATTGCCATTTACAAGTTCCAATGCGGCTGCTCAACGATTAGCTAAAATAGCTTTATACCGTTCAAGACAACAAATAAGTGCAATGATACCTTGTAATCTTAATGCTTTTCAGCTTGCAATAGGTGATACGGTTCAAATAACAAATACAAGACTTGGTTGGACTGCTAAAACATTTGAAGTAGCAGGGTGGAATTGTAATATCGGAACAGAAACGAGTGAAGTTATTCTTGATGTAAGAGAAATATCTTCAAGTGTTTATGATTGGGATGCAGAAGAAACAGCATTTGTTAAGGATAATACAAATCTACCTAATCCACTTTTAGTAACAGCTCCAAGTGTTCCAACTGTTACAGAGAGTTTATATATTACTAGGGATGGTGCAGGGGTAAAAGCAAAAGCAGTTTTAACGTGGGTCGTGAGTCCTGATGCGTTTGTTGAAGAATATGAAGCAGAATATAAGCTTAATACAGATACTAATTATACTTCACTAGCAAGAACAACTTCTAATACTATTGAAATATTTGATATTGCAAGTGGGGTATATAATTTTAGAGTTAGAGCCATTTCAACTTTAGGGGTTCGTTCAAGTTTTACCACTCGCACACAAGAAATCTTCGGTTTAGGAACAGCACCAAGTGCTATAGCAAATTTAAGCATAGAAAGTTTAGGTGGTATAGCGATCTTAAACTGGGATCAAGTTACCGATTTAGATGTTAAAATAGGTGGAAAGGTTCGCTTTAGACATTCTCCTGCAACAAGTGGTGCTGCATGGAACGCTTCTATTAATATAGGTGAAGCAGTAGCAGGAACAGCAACTCAAGTGGCTCTCCCGTTATTATCGGGTTCGTATTTAGCAAAAGCAGTAGATAGTAGTGGAATTGCTTCAGATGCAGCTACTATTGTTACTACTGAGGGTGCAACTGTTTTAGCATTTGGAAACACTTCAACTATTACGGAAAGTCCAAGTTTTAGTGGTACTAAAACAGATGTCATGGTGACAGACGATGATAAACTACAACTCGATGGAAGTGGATTACTTGATAGTGTTACAGATTTTGATGCAATTACTGATTTTGATTTTATAGGTGGAATTGATGAAGAAGGCACTTATGTTTTTGCTTCGGGAATTGACAAAGGCTCACAAACAAGAGTTCGACTTACCTCAAATGTGGTCGCAAATGTAATTAATCAGTTAGACCAGATTGATTCAAGAGGAACAAATATTGATACTTGGGAATCATTTGACGGTACTGCAACTGCAAACGCTAATGCAGTTCCTTACTATAGAAATACAAATGATGATCCAAGTTCGTCACCAACGTGGTCAGATTGGAAACCCTTTATGGCTACAGAAGAAAACGCAAGAGGGTTTCAATTTAAGTTGGTTTTATCCAGTTCGGATGAAGCTTATAACATTCAAATTTCAACATTAGCGTGTTCAGCATCGGAGATAGTATAAATGGCACAACATGATTACAATATAGCAAATGCTGATGGTGCAACAGTTCGTTCAGATTTAAATAACGTGCTATCAGCAATACAATCAAACAATTCAGGATCGGGTGATCCTTCTTCACTTGTAGCGGGAATGTTTTATTACGATTCAGGTGATAATATTTTTAAGATAATAGCTACAAACGGAAGCACGATAACGAATTTATTTACTTTAAGTGCATCAGGAAACACCAATGTTGCTACCGATATAGCAAGTGAGTTTACAACAACTCAAAACTTTAACGCTACAACATTAACGGATGCAGCAACAGTTGCTTGGGATGCAAGTATAAACCAAGTTACGCAAGTGACTTTAGGTGGAGACAGAGCTTTTGGCGCACCTACTAATCAAGTAGACGGTGCATGTTATGCTTTAAGAGTCGTGCAAGATGGAACAGGTTCAAGAATACCAACATGGAACACTGTTTTTAAATGGTCTAGTGCGACAGCACCAACTCTAACAACAACAGCATCAGCAATAGACATATTCGTGTTCCTTTCAAATGGAACAAATATGTATGAAATTGGTCGTTCATTAAACGTAGGATAATAACATGAGTTCATTATTAGGATTAGGTGGAAATATACCATCGGCTGCTGCTGCTGGTTTTTATACACATCAGATTGCCAATAGTTGTAGATTTGATGTAGGATCAAGTTCTAATTTATCTTTAGCTAGTGCTAGTACTAGTGGTAATAATGATTATTGGACTTTTAGTTTTTGGTGGAAATCAAATCCTATATCAACTGACCAAACTTTTTTAGGAGCAGGTGATGGTACTGGTAATAGTGATAATTATTTAGAATTAAGATTAAGAACTACTACTGATAATACAATAAGAAGTGCTTCTACAGATGCAAATGTTTTTACTACAACTGCTATGTTTAGAGATCCATCTGCATGGTCACATGGATTATGGAATAATAATAATGGTACATCTACTTTCTATATAAATGGTACTCAAGTAGCAACTGGTTCTTTAGATGGAGGAGCTGGCTCTGCAATCAATTCTAAAGATATGACTATAGGAAAATACACATTAGGTACTAGTCAATATTATGGTGGATATTTAGCAGAAGTAATGATGGTAAGTGCAGATTCATCAGCAGCAGTATTAACACCTACTTCTTTTACGGAAACTAAAAATGGTGTGTTTATACCAAAAGATATAAGTGGTTTATCTAATCAAGATTTTTATTTAAAGTTTGAAAATTCAGCAGACCTTGGAAATGATTCAAGTGGTAACAACAGAGACTGGACTTCTAATGGATTAGCAGCAGAAGATCAAATGCTGGACTCTCCAACTTTTGATAGTGATACTAATGGTGGTAATTTTGCTACTCTTAATCCTTTAGTTGCAATAAGTGGAGTAACATTTAGTGAAGGTAATTTAAAAGAAGCAGATGATAATAGTGGTTGGCAAGCAATGTGGTCTACTATGGCTGTACCTTCTGGTAAATATTATTTTGAAGCAGAATTTACAGAAGGAAGTCGTGATAGAGGATATATAGGAGTAGCACAATCTATAGATTTAGCTACATATCAAGATAGTTATTATGCAGGGCAAACAAATAATTCAGCAGGATGGTATAGTGCTAATGGTTCTGTATATATAAATGCTAGTACAACTGGATCTACTTTAAATACTTATACAACTGGTGATATAGTGGGTTGTGCTATAGATATTGATAATGGTTATGTATATTTTTCTAAAAATGGTACATGGGAAGATTCTGGTGATCCTACTTCTGGTGCTACTGGTACAGGTGGTTTTAGTTTATCAGCTTCAACTTCAGGAGATTCTTGGCATTTAATTGTTTCTGGTTGGGGTTCTGAATTTATAGTAAATTATGGACAAGACCCAAGTTTTGCAGGATCAATTACTGCAGGTACTGCAGCACCAGATAATGGATTAGGATTATTTAAATATGATGTACCAGCAGGATATAAAGCTCTTTGTTCTGGTAACCTCCCAACTCCAGCAGCAGATCCAGCAGATGATGATGGTCCCGGAAAATATTTTAATGCAGTTATCTATACAGGAACAGGAAGTTCACAAGGAATAACAGGAGTTGGTTTTCAACCTGATGTAGTATTAATTAAAAATAGAGGTGAAACTGATGCTTGGAATCATCAAAATGATGTTTTAGGAGTAGGAAAAACTCAAGCTTGGAATTCAGATGCAGCAGTTGCTTCTGAAACAGATTGTATAGATTCTTTTGATAGTGATGGTTTTACAGTAGATACTAATCATAAAGTTAATGCAAGTTCTGAAACATATGTAGCTTATTGTTGGAAAGAATCAGCAGATGCTGGATTTGATATTTATACATATTCTGGCACAGGTTCACAAGTTACAGTTTCACACGATTTAGGAGTAGCACCTGATCTAATATTGAATTTTTTAAATGTTGGAGCTGCTTGGGATTCTACAGCATATTGGAATACACCATTTATGGGTACTGCAAAAGGAGTTTTTATGCCCTTATATAATGCAGCTCAAACTACTACTTATGTAGATAGTACAAGTACTACTAATTTTGTAACGACTAATATGTCTACTTCTGGTAGAACTTATTTTGGATATACAATAGCTAATAAAGAAGGATTAGTTAGAGTTGGTCAATATACAGGAAATGGAGATGCAAATGGTACATTTGTCTATACTGGATTCAAACCAGCTTTCATTCTGTGCAAAAGAGCAGATAGTGCAAGTTTTGGTAATTGGAGAGTAATGGATGATGCTAGAGATCCTGATAATGTTGGTGATAAATCATTACTTCCAAACAGCACTTCTGCAGCAGAAACTGGTTCAGATAATTATGTAGACCTGTTAAGTAATGGTTTTAAATTAAGAAATACTCAAAATTGGAATAGTTCTGGAACTTATGTATTTTTAGCTATAGCACATAACCCATTTAAATATGCTACAGCAAGATAAAGGAGAAATAAATGACAACTTACATTTTACCGAATAAACAAAAAATCCACTCAGGAAAAGGATTTACTTATAAAGATTATCAATATCCCAATAATTGGCGAATGATGGATACTATTGTTAATAAATTGAAGGCAAAAGAAATTGTTCAAATTGTTCAAGAAGCAGGAAAAGACGGTAGACTTTATTATAATACTTGGGATGCTAAAGGAAAATGGACAGGTTTTGAAAAAGCTTTAGAGGACAAACCTGCTTTAGATGACGATAAAAAACCGATAATAGATACAAGAACAAATAAACCTTTAATCAATAGAGGTTTAAAAAGTCAGTTAATAGATAAAATAAAACATTTACAAAAAACCACATTAACTTTGACGGATCATTGGTATATCAGAAAAGCTGATACTGGTGAAGAAGTTCCAGCAAATGCTCAAAAATGGAGAGACCATATCAGAAGTCAAGCTACTAAAATGGAAGAAGCTGTAAAAAAATGTAAATCAATAACAGATATAAAAAACTTATATTGTAGAGTTGAGGTGGACGATAAAGGCAATAAAACAGCTTTAGGCATTTTATTTGATTGGGGTGAATTAGAGGAATGAGATTACTTGTTTGGATTATTGTAATCTTCTTTATATTTGTAATTTTTATTAAACAACAATCTTCAGCAAATCCCTGTATGCCCTTATCTCATTTTGAAAATATTTTAGCGAGTGTGGATCAAGTTATGGTTTGGAGAGGTATATCTAAAGACCAAAAAATTCTCAATCATCTCTATATGGATGAACAAGGAAGATGGAGTGTATTAAGAATTGATATCTATAAGAATAGTTGTTTAGCGGGATCAGGAAACTTTTCGGAACTCAGAAAAGGACAATATGGAAAGAAGTTGAACCATGAAAGCAAATGATATAGCAGCCGAATTAAATATACATTTAAAGGAATGTTCATTGCGATCAAAACACGTTGAAAAAGAACTTAATCAATTAACTTTTCGAGTGAGACGATTAGAACATCTTATCATGGGTTCTACTTTTTGTTTGCTAATATCTATTCTTGCACTGTTCGTTAAAGGATAATCTTATATTAAGTTTACTTATTGGTAGGGCAGGTGAGTTTTTAACTGCTTACCATTTAGAATTATTTGGTCATTCACCACGCATCGTTGGTGGTGAGGACTTTGATATTATTGCGATAGATAAAAAGAATTTAATACGAGTACAAGTAAAAACAAGAGATCAAGTTGAACCGAAAAGAAAAACGTATACCTATACTTGTGTAAAAAGTGGACAGAGATTATCTCTTAAAAATGCTGATATTTTTGCTCTCGTTTGTCTACCACTAGAGAAGATTATTTTTAAAGTAGCTGAAGATATTCGAAAAACAAAAACAATAAGAATTCCACCAGAAGATTTCTTACTACAAACAAATTTGGAAAGTTGGCAAATGTGTTTAGGAAGGATCAGTCATAATGAATTGGAATGATTACGAATATTTTACAGAAGAAGAATTTCGGTGTTCAGCAACGGATCGTTGTGTCATGGAGAAATACTTCATGGATCGGTTAACAATGTTACGGATCGACTATGATAGACCGATGGTTATATCAAGTGGTTATCGAGATCACACACATCCGGTTGAAGCTAATAAGTTGAAAGGTGGTTCACACACCGAAGGGATAGCCTGCGATGTTAGATGCAATGCAGGTATAGATAGTTATGATTTGGTGCAGCTTGCATTCAAACATAACTTCAGTGGAGTAGGGGTTTGTCAAAAAGAAGGCAAATCCCGTTTTATTCACCTCGACTTGAGACCAAGAGTCGCAATTTGGAGTTATTAAACATGGTAAATATGATAATGAGACGTTTTAAAGAACCAAGTAGCTGGGCTGGCTTTTCTGCTATTGCTGTTGCGTTTGGTATGTCTACTGATCTTTGGAATCAGATCGTTCTAGTCTTAGCTGGATTATGTGGGTTACTAGCAATGGTAATGAAAGATCCAGCTCACGATGCAGACGATTAATGTTTAGTTGGTTTAATTGGATTAAACCATTGGTCGATCTGGTCAATAAATTGTACATGGCTAGATTGACTAAAAAATCTCAAAAATATGACGATATGAAAAAGGTATTGGATGATGTTGGATTGGCTGAAAAAGTTGAACGTGATAATGCTTTGCGTAGTCGTGTTGAGCATCGCAGGCGGTTGCGTGAAAAATGGAAACGGGATTACGAATAATTATTGTTTAATAGCAAAACCGATCTATATAACTTCAGCCGATGTTTTATCTGATGCAACGGTTATTCAACTCTTAAACCACAATGAAAAATGGGAAGCACTTTGCAATCCGTAAATAATGGAGAAATTATGAAAAACGAATGTAAATGTAATGGAAATTGTCTATGCGGCAAGCATCCCTGTTTGGCAGAAGATGCTGCTTGTATCTGTAAAGAAAGAGGACAAAGTTATCCAAAAATTTATTGTCAGGGATTAAACACTACTTACGAAGCGATTAGTGATGATTAAGTGTACAATGCTAAAATAGACTATTTTATAAAACATTGTACACTATGCGTTTTTGTACAATAAAACAGGGGAAAAATCGCAGAAAACAGCCATTCCTAATGGCGGTGAGGGTGGTCGATTTTCTCTTTTAACTTATTGTTTTTAAACGATTTTTCCCAAAAAACATTGTACATCATTGTACACTTTTATTTAGCTTTTAAAGAAGCAATATCTTTTAAAAGATCGCTTCCAACTTCTGCTTCTTCGTATTGATGTTTAGGATTATAATGTAAATATATTTTTTCTGTTATTTTATAATCCGAATGACCTGCTACTTTAGCAATCTTTTCAATAGGCACTTCTGCTTTCGCAAGTCTAGTTAAAGCAAAATGTCTTAAGCTATGAAAACACAATCTTTCATGTCGAGGAACATTTTCATTATATAATCCTGCATTTCTTCTGGCTCTATTAAACAACTGCCAAAGAATAACAGCACTTAACTGTTTTCCGTTATGCTCAACTATAAACATTGTTTTTCTTTTACGTTTTGCTTGCTCAAGGAAAGGTATTAAAAGTTGCGGAACTTTATTAATAGCACGACCTTTTCTTTTTCCGCCTAAATCTGGGTTATTAAAATCAATAACACCGTCATTATACCTATTCCATGTTGCATCACATACAGCAGCAGAACGAGTTGCAAGAGTAGATGCTATTAAAACCGCTAAAGTTAATCCTTCAGAGATTTTATTACACTCCGCAACCAGCTTATTAAAATCTTCTTCCTTTAATAAATATGTTCGTTTATTTTTTACACCTATAGGTCGTATTTTTATTGGTGCGGAAGAAATTTTTACAACTGGTTTTGGTAGATTAGTTTCTTTATCAATAGGGTCAAAAGCATAATTTAATGCACTTAATAAATCAGCCAAATCTCTATCAATAGTTTGCATAGATGCTGTTTTACTTCTTATATCTCTATATTCTTGTATATAGATATAACCCTCTCTTTTAGCAAACAGTTCTACATCCTTATTACCAAAGTAAGATCTCATTGCTTTGATTCTAGCTTCGGCTCTTCTAACGTCACTTCCTCGTTTTCTACAATATTCTATCCAGTCATTTAAAATATCGTTAACGGTAAAAGTGCCGTTTTGTCTTGCGGTATCAAGTATATCTACATATTGATCTATTTTTGCTTTCGCTTGTTCAAGATCCTTTGTAAATAAGCTTTTTCTTTCTGATCCATCAGTTCCAACTTCTCTACCATAGTAGGTGTCATTCCTTTTGGATATATACCAGTTTCGATATTCGTATGTATCGTCTGATTTTCGCATATTTCTTTTCCTTTTTCATATGCTTCTATTAAATTTAATTGGAAACGAATTGTCTTTCCAACCCGAAAATGCGGCAATCCATTTAAAGTATTATAGATTGTCTGTTTATTAACTTGCCAACGCTCAGCTAATTCCTTCAAAGTTAGTACTTTTCTTTCCATCTGTTAATCCATCTTTACATTCTCCCATTTTAATTAATCCTCATTTATTAGTATTTGTTAGCTGATATTATAGAATGTCCACGACCACTTAAGCAATCATCTACCATATTGGCGTAATCACTTTTAGGTTGCAGAGGATACCAAGAATACCATCCACCTACATCTAACACGAGTTTCTCACATTCCATAACGTCTCTTTGGAATAGGGAAGCATCTTCAGACACACGCAGATCAGCTACCGGTTTGTAGGAACTACATCCTGCAAGCATCAGCAACACACATACTATTATGCTAACTCCTTTCATGTTTATCACCTCACGTTTCTATGATTGGAGTTGGTTTAGGTATATATTGACGCATAACACTCATAGATCTTGGTCTTAGGGATTTGAAATTATTTTTTATTTCGGCAAGATCCCATTCGTATTCATCTATTAGCCCTGCATCAACACAATCTTCTCTAAGACGAGAAGCAGAAAAAGTATCAATCTTCATTCTTTCTGCTATTTCCACCACCGAACACATTCTCTGTTCAGCAACGCAAATTTCTTCAACAGTTTTTTCAAACTGCTTCATTTCCTTATACCTTTCTGGAGTTATTCTGTTCTCTGAATCTGGGTTATAATACATTTATACCTCCACTATGCTAGTTGGTATCGTGTAGCCAGTCGGCTTCAGAGAACCATGACGACCTAATCTAAACTCTATTAGACCTGCTGATACACACCTCTCTTTAAGGCGGTAAGCAGTCGATGTATCAATATTCATTCTTTGTGCTATTTCCATTACCGAGCAGGTTCTTTCTTCAGTAGTACAAATATCGATACAAACTTGTTGAAAGGTTCTCATTTGTTTAGTGATAATGGGGTGACCTTTATCATTACCCCACTTTTTCTGGTATTCTAAGACTTTGTTTGCAGTTGCCTTATCTATTAAGGCTTCAGCTGCTTTGTTTATTATATCCATTTTATTCTCCGTCAGTTGGATTAGTTTTTGTCCCATCTTTCTTTGTTTCAATCCTCTTTGCTGATTCTTGACACACTGGACAATTATGAGTTCGTTTCATTCTCTCTATTGTTGATCTCCATGTATGTCCTTTAGAACACTCCCATTTTATAACATGGCGACCCCCCCCCCCCCCACAGCTTTGTTGCCCTTCCATGAGTACGTATAGTCCATCTCATTAGCTATGAGACGTGCATCTTCTTCCATTTGTTTTGTTCTTTGTTGTCTCACTTCCTGCTGCATCTCTCTTAATTTACTCGTATAGATCTTTGTTGCTTTGTTTTGCCATTTATCGCCTTGCTCCAGTTGCATTTGGCAATGCGAATTATAAGCAATTTTCCACTCAGTAAGGAGATCATCCCAAGCTTCTTCAGCTTTTTGTAGATGTTTTATCTTAATTCCTATATTGCGGATTGTACGTTTAGGTAAATCGACTTCATGTTGTCTAAGAAAATTATTCATATCACTTATTTGCTCAGCTAAACTATCCAACATAACGTAAGGCTCTGAATTTTTTAATGCTAAGAGTCCATCAAAAAAATTTTTAGCGGTGTAGTGGGTGTTGGCTAATAATTCGTCTAAAATATGATTAAAATTTTCTATACCTGTTACTTTGTCAGCCTCTTTTGATGCTGATTGCATGTCTAAGATTCCCGCATACCGTATTCCAGAAAAAGTTTCATATTGCTGTTCAACATCGCTAACCCATAGAGCAGCATCAGACGTTTCTTCCTTTCTTAGAGCATCTATTAATGCTTGTTGTTTGTTAAAAACAGGTTCAAGCAAATATTGTACTCGGTATATAAAATCGATAGCTTTTAAAGGAAACACAATCGTATAATTAAATGGCATCAAAGTTAAAAGTAGGGTCAGTTCTTGATAGTCTCTGTCATCCATAAAAGCGGTATCAGGTTCTCCATCCACAAACTCAAGGAAACCATAAAAGTTGTTGTGGTGACGCAAATGACTATTACTAATCAAACGACCAGTGCGATCAGGTAACTTATTTTTATCCTGTATCAGTTCTTTTACCTGTTCAAGGTAATGAGGAAAATGAGCAGTCCAGTCATCTTCCACACGCAAATAAACTTGCTTTCTATGGCATAGGGTAGGAGAGGTCTCAGTTTTTTTCATTATAGGTTTTAGTGCAAGTAAGCTTTGGTCTCTAGACTCTCCATGTTGGTCTAAACATATATGTGAACCTTTAATAATCTTAGAATGTTCAAAAGCAAGGGTAGATGGATCTTTTGGATTGAGGGGTACTCCAATACCATCTTTAATCAACGCAACCACAGTCACGTCTGCTATTTTTGATGATTCTTCTTTCACTTTCACAAAATTCACAAAATCACTATTAGATCGTATTGCGTACCTAATTTTTTCACTAAAATTAACAAAATTATTATTTAACTGGCGATAGAGTGTCGAAAAGTGAAGCTTTCCACCATTTGGTAAAGAACACTCATCACAGAATCTTGGAAGAGCAATCCCTTTCATTTTTAGGTATTCATTTATATATTCTTTGGTTTTTTTATCTTCTGGATTTTCCATCTTAAATTCCCTCTTTATTCCCACATTATTGTCTTAGCTTTTGAGGAAGCATTTCGTTATATTTACATGAAAGAGAAAAAAACGCAAACTAAAAAAGATAATAAGAAATTAGTCAGTAATGATATATAAAATTCAACCAAATAAAGAAATTAAAAAAGAACACAAATGCACCTGCGGCTTAAAATTTGAAGCAGGGGAAGCACCTAAAAAATCTCTTAATTATAAATGTTCAGATTGCGGTCAACAATTTTGGATGGCTACCACTGACAACTCATTTCGTGTTGGGATCAGAAAGGTATTCTAATGGGTGAAGTTATTAAACTCCATGATACTAAAAACATTACAATTTTAGCACTAGATCAAGGCACAACTACGGGTTGGGCTTATGGAGTGAAAGATTCAGAGTTTGGCTCTAAAACCTTTAATGATGAAATAAATGTTCAACGTTGGATTTCTTATTGTAAATGGCTAGATCAAAAAGTTAAGAGTGTTGCACCATTAGCTCTCGTTACAGAGAAACCTTTTTTTCGTGGAAGAAGTTCAGATTATCTCGTTGCTTTTGCCAACATGAGTAAAGTCGTAGCTCATAAAAACGAGGTTGCACATCTTGAAGTGCATGGAATGACTATTAAACGTCATGCAGGAGTTTCAAAAGGCAAGTTAATTAAACAAGCATTGGCTAAAGGTTGGAATGTAAAGAATGACCATGAAGCGGATGCTTTATTCTTATTAGATTTTGTTAGAAAAAATGGAGAAATATCTTATGGAAATTAATAAACAGCGATTTAACACCACTAGAGAATGGATTTTAAATGAAGCAGAAAAAAAAGTCTTAGGCAATGAATATGGAGTTCCAAATAAATTCTTTGACTCTTTTGCAAAACTTTTTAACTGGAGATTTGGATTAGACCTAACAGCATCTCAAGCTAGTGAAATTCTTCTTTTAATGAAAATAGCACGTTTGAAGTCCGATCCCACAAATGCAGACACTCATATTGATATAGCAGGTTACGCCAGTTGTTTGGCTGAGGTGAAAGGTATTAAAGAAAAATGACTCCATGGAAAATACATAAAGTGAGCCATTTATCACCATCACAAATTAATAGTATTAGGGAATGTGCTAATCATTGGATTTTACAAAGACTGGCTAATGTTATGCCACCTTTCCAAGGTAATGCAGCCACAAATAGAGGTAATGCTGTTGAAGCAGCTATCACAAAAAAGATATTTAATGAAAATAAATCTGATGAGGAATGTATAGAAGCTGGATTAAAATCTTTTGATGCAAACATGGCATTAATTCCTGATGAGAATAGGGAGAAGGAACGAGAAAATATTCCACTAATGTACCAGCAGCTGAAGCAGCCATTGTTGGACTATGGAACTCCTTTAAAAGCTAATAATCCAAGAAACCAACATGGCATAAGTCTACAGTTAAATAAGTTACCTCTAATAAAAGGGTATTTAGACTTTTATTACCAGCATATGGATACCATTGTTGATATTAAGACTACAACTCGACTTCCTTCCGGCATAACTCCTTCCCATGCAATACAAGGTGCTGTTTATGCAAAAGCAACAGGTTATAGAGTTGTATTTGCTTATGTAACTCCAAAGAAATTTGCCTTTTATGAATTAGAAAATATTGATAATTGGCTCAACGAAATTCGTGGAACATTGTCACGAATTGAAAAGCTGCTGTCGCTGTCTAATGATCCGATGGAAGTAGCTCAATATATAATTCCCAATTACTCATCATGGTCATGGAAAGACAAACAAGTCCGAGAAATTGGGAAAAAATACAATGGATATTAAACATTAAATAGAAGGTAAAATATTATGTTAAATCTAGGTATAAATGATAGTGGGAATTACAACCCATATCTTAAATTCAACGCAAAAGACGGAACGCTGTCTAAAAGAGTAGATGGTGAAGATCAATTTATTGAACCTACTGAATTTTCAGGTTTGATGGATTTTAACAGGATTAAAACAGGACAATTCGATTTTCAAACTTCTCCACCTGTAAAGATTTATGATGAAGCTTTAGATAAACCACAAGCGGATATTGGTGGCGGCTTTAAACGTGGATTTTGTGTGTTGGTACATTCTCCTGATGTAATGGGTGGCACATTTGAATTTAGTTCTACTTCAGCATATGTCAAAAGAGCTATAGGTGCTTTATATGCTGAATGGGAAAACAAAAAGACTTCTGAACTTCCTGTTGTAAAAATGAGAAGCATAAAAGAAGAAAAATCATCTCATGGAAAGGTGTATGTTCCAGACTTTTATATTGATGGTTATTTTGCATCTCCACCAGAACTCCTTGAAATAGAGATTGATTTACCTGCTCAAGAACCACAGGCAACTCCCATTCCTAATGGTTCAGGTGCGGTAAGTCAGCAATCAAGTGGGGTTAATACTCCTCTACCTCATACGGTTGCACCCCAACCTAGTGAACAAAATTCTACTAAAAAGAATTTTTAACGGGTTGGCACGCAAAGTTTCTTCCTTTCGTTGCGTGAAAAAATAGTCTGAGGGTAGGTTTTTGGTTCCTCCCGTTTCCTACCCTTAGACTTTAAAAAACTGGAACATACATGAAGCCGAATGCAGACATCATTTATGAATCTTTTAACACTCTTTATAAGGATATTAATTCCGAGGGTTTGTTAGAAATATCTGCTACTAATAAAAAGGGATCTCCTATTATATCAAATTTATTTCAGTTAAACGAGTTGGAGCAGGCAACAGATTATGCTGTTGCACAAAATGAAAAAGAGTTTGTGAATACATATTTTGGAGTTGCTTTAAGAAATCCAGATACAAATAGATTAAAGAGATCTAAAGATGCTGATGTTATGGAATGCTATCATCTCTTTTTAGATTTAGATGATGATGGTGCTATAGAAAAAGCTAAAAAGATTTATACATCAAATGATTTAAAACCGGCATTAACCTGTACGACTGGAACAATACCTTATTTGAGAGGGCAAACGTATTGGTATTTAGAAGAACCTATAAAAGATAAAGAATTATTCAAACAATGTAATTCAGTGTTAGCCAATACTTTAGGTGGTGATCCTAGTATAACGAATATCTCTCGTTTAATGCGTGTGGCTGGAAGTATAGCTTGGGGTATTAAAAAGGGTAGGGAACATGAGCTGACACAATTAAATTATTATCCTGAAAGACATAGACTTATAACACCTGATGAAATTCTGAGAAAATTTAAAGAACCTGATAAAAAAAATATTGTTTCAACCCTTAATCCCATATCAAACAGCTTAAACATCGATAAGACGCTTCAGAATGTACGAGATGGTGCTTGGCATACTAATGTGAGGGATGTAGTCGCTTCGATGGTTTCTCGGCAATATACAGACGATGAAATTAAAAAACACCTCAAAGATTATTGTAATGAGGGTGAAAATGATCCTGATTTATTAAAATTAATCAATTCTGCTAGAGAAAAATTTAATGTTCCAGAGTCAGCTATTGGTGAATTATTAAAGCTGGATGATGATATTTATGAAACAGATAGTGAGCCAATTAAAGCTAAAGACCTTAATTTAAATGAAGTACCTGAACGAGAGTGGTTGATGCAGGACTGGATTCCATCACATTCTGTTACTTCTTTATATGGAGATGGTGGTGTTGGAAAAACATTATTAGCACAAGAATTAGCTATTGCAGTTGCTACTAAAAGGAAATTTGCAGGGTTAGACGTTGAACATGGAAAGGTATTAGGTGTTTTTTGTGAAGATGATATTGACGAATTACATTTAAGACAATCTAAACTAGAAAAGTATTTTGATACGTTACCGTTAAGAATTGGTATAGAGAACTTCTATCTATGGGCAAGAGTTGGTTTTGATAATCTCTTGGTCAATTATGTTATGGGTAAGCCGCAAACAACTAAATTTTATGAACGATTAAATCAAGTAGTTTCAAAGATTAAGCCAAAACTATTAATATTAGATACAGCTTCGGATTTGTTTGGCGGCAATGAGATTGATAGGACACAAGTTAATTACTTTGTAAAGGCTATTTTAGGTTCTTTTTGTGTAAAGCATAAAGTTACGGTACTGCTTCTGGCACACCCATCACAAACAGGAAGAAATACTGGTACAGGTGAAGCAGGTTCTACTGCATGGAATAATGCTGTTCGTTCTAGGTTATACTTGCAACGTGTTAAAGATGGTGAAGAATTTGAACGTGTCTTAACTCGTAAAAAAGCTAATTATGCTACTGCTTCCGAAGAAGATAAGCTTGATTTCTTCTTTGTGGAGGGAGCTTTATTAACATCTCCCGAACTACCAGAAGAATATGTTCATTTAGCGGATAATGAATTACTGGCTGATAGAATAGAAGAAATAGTTGATGTAGCTGAACAAGACCGTAATGCATTTCAATATGGCTATAATGGTCTCACTTTACTTAATGGAGTGATGGATCATTTAAAAGTCCACTATGAAAAAGTTAGTAGAAGTCGTGTAAAAAATATCATCGATGGATTGTTCTCCGATGGTCGTATTAAGAAGAAAAATGATAAAGGAAAACGATGGATTGGTGTACCAAAATGATAACATACAAGTGTTTCTCTAAGTGTTGGTATGTGTTGGTGATTTTTAATGTGTTGGGAGAAAACCCTTATCCATCAACGATTACAGCCAAACCAACACATACTAAAAATGCTAAGTGTTGGTTGTGTTGGTTTCACTGTTTTGACCTACCTCAAACCCTTACTGATAAACGATTACAGACTACCAACACATTTACCAACACATTCACTCTCTATAGAGAGAGAAAGATGTGTTGTCTTTCTCTCTATAGAGGATTTGAAACATGAAACATTTAGCAGCATTTAAAAATAAGAAAGTTGAAAACAAAACACCTAGCATTGTGCATCGCATCCAAGCTATGGAAATTGCTATGAATACAAAATGGGGTTATCGGCAATTACATAATCTGGTGAATGAAGATTTACGCTATAGATTTAAAGACCAAGATAAGTTGTTTTGGAACTCTTACTTTAAGGGTGAGGGAAATGTTGATGAGGAAGGTGAAAGTTTATTACGTGGGTATAAAGCATTAGATGAATATGCGGAATCTATTAAAGCTCCAAAAGTACAAAAGAATATGGTTGAGGGGTTATTAGATAATGGTGAAGTGTTTTGTGTGATTGCTGATGGAGTAGCGGAAGATCGCTATCCAAAACAAATTACCTTAACGGTAAAAGAAGTTGGAGAGATATTATCGAAGTTAAGTAAACCAGTGCTTGATTTAAAAAGGGAACTATATGGCAGCAGGATTGTTGAAATAAGAGATATAGAAGAAGAAGGCGATTATAATGACCTCCCATTCTAAAAAACATGAACCATTTGAAGTACCAAACCAGTTCGCTATTCAACATGGAAATTATAAATTAGAGGAAACAATTAAAGCGGGGGTAAGGCGGGCAAGGAATAAGAATGTTTTAGTTTTGGATACTTATCTTTCAAAAGAACAAATTACTCAAAATCAATTTGATGCAGGCATTACATTATATTCATTGTGGTTAAGAGCTGGAGGTACGCAAAGAACAATCATAAGTTACGAAAAGGTTCGATATGGAAGAATTGATGATTTAAATGAAAAAAATATATCAGCTAAAAAAAGAATGAATGAAGCATTTAAAATAACAGGAGACCAGTTATCAAGATGTTTATTTGCTGTTTGTTGTATGGGTGAATATGCAAGTGACTGGGCTAATAATAATGATTTATCTAAACGTAGTGGGATTGATGTTCTTAGACTTGGTTTAAATGAGTTATGCAATATCTGGAGAATATAAAATTCCCACATTATTATCATTGAACGACTGACAGTGAGAGTTTACCATATCGTCATAATCTATTTCTTGTGAGTATTCCAAAATGATTTCCATAGATGTTCGGGACAATATTAAAAGTGTTTCGAAGAATTTAAATTTCTTAGCTAGAAAACAATTACCTAAAGCAACTTCAATGGCACTTAATAAAACCGCTACATCATTACGAGGTTTTACAGTGCGTGAAGGGAAGAAAGCTATGGGAGCTTCTGATATTAAATCAAAAGAAGTACGAGCTAAAACTTTTATATTAAAAGCAAACATCAGAAAATTATTTGCTGTTCTAATATTAAGAGGTGGTAAGTATCCACTTGAAAGGTTCAGAGCCAAACAAACTACAGCAGGTGTTACAGCTTCAGCTTATGGAATTAACAGATTATATAAGTCAACCTTTATTCAGAATGTTAAAGGAAAAAGAAATGTATTTAAAAGGACTAGCAAGACAAGATTACCTATCAAGCAATTATGGGGAACTGGATTACTTGATACATTTAAGAAAAGAAAAAGATTTAGAAATTCAGTAATGAGAAAAGCTTCAGTGCAATTTAAGGTTGAGCTAATCAGAGCATTAAAAGCAATAGCTATGAGACCTGCTAAGAGGTAGAGCCACCAAGGGTTTGGGGGGTGCTTTAGGTACTCCC